GTACCTACGTTCAGTTGGTCGCGGAAGTCGATAGCCTCAACGACGCCGTGGATCGATACATCGTCGATCATCGTGACCCTAAGAATACGGATATGAACCGTTTCCTCAAGGTCCTCGAAAAGGGGTTGCGCAAGGTACGTGTCCACGTACAAAAGATCGGCAAGAATCGATCCAATGCCCAATCCGCTCCTGGTGTGCAGTCTGGATTCCAGAAGCCTGTTCGTATCAGCGACGCCGTTGCACAGTTCACCGGCTGGGACTCCAACGAGCCTCGAGCCCGTGTGGAGGTGACCAACTTTGTGTGTGACTACATCAAGCAACACAATCTCCAAAGCCCCGATGACCGACGAGTCATCTTGGCCGATCAGCGATTGACTCAATTGTTGGACTACCAATTCGAACGCGATGGAAATCTCACCTATGCAACCATCCAAAAGCTATTGGCCAAACACTATACTCCACTCGCAGCCTCTGCCTAAACTCTGTCTACACAATAAAACCCTAACATTTCCCATCTCGACCGACTAAATTGATTTTATTCCGTGTATGAACAGAATAAAATACCCATGAACATTCCGTTATACGAAGGTGAATTTGAAGAAGACGAGCGCAAGTACGTCCAGGGATTCCGTACCGCCGAAGAGTCCACCGTCGGTTGGAATCCCGACTATGGAGAGATCTACGCGACCACGTCGTCCTTCCGTAAGATCTCTAAGAAAAAAAGACCCGGTGCCAAGGAAGCCCGTGTACCGGATCTGTACGAGGCGGAGCAACGAGCGTGGAAAAATGTCGCTCCCGCGACACGTATCCAACGGGAGATCGAACGCTACTTGTACGAAATCGAACGTGCCAATGTCATCCTCACCGCCGGTGATAAAGAACGGATTATGTATCGCTTCGGTCAGACGCCGCACAAGGAGTACAAACACCCGTTGCTGTTTGTACTGGGATTCATTATGGAACACATTCAGCTCGCCAAGACCATGGAAGTGTCTCGACGCATTGGACAAGATTGGGTCCGCGAGACCGATGTCATTCGGTACTATCGTCTTCATCAATCTCTTCGTTGAGCGCGTCGTCCTCGGTCATGGTCATCTCTGACTCGAGTACGTCTTCGTCGGAATCCGAGTCCGTGGGCGCGTTCTCGCGATCCGCCAGTGTCGTATAGGTGTATTTTCCCGCGCGGAATGTGATACCCTCGATGGACACGATGTGCATATGCGGATACGTTTCCAAATGGATTTCGTGCGGCAAAATTCGCTTGATGGTGAGATACAAATGGATCATGGATAACACCTGCTGTGCTTCGTGTGCACCCAGGTCGTATTCCACCTGCGATCGCGAAACGAAATCCTGGATGAGATTGTCCTTGATCACTTTACGCTTGATTTCCTTCCAGGACGCGTAGTGCACATATTGTAATCGCAGACCTACCTGCGTAGCAAAAAAATCCACCACTTCGTCTTCGGTGGCCTCTTCAAGTGCGATGTACGTCTTGCGATACACTAGTCGATTTTGTACGCGATACGTACCAAACGGCGCCTCTCCAATCGAGACACGTTCCAGTACCGTTTTCCAAAAGGTTGCATAGTATGGGTTCGAATGAACAACATTTTTTAATAAATGAGGGTATAAAATCATCACGACTCGTCGTTGTCCTGTTTTACCGTAGAGTCTTCATTGTTTAAGCGCTCCAGAATGGATACGTAGAATGCATTTGTGGCGGGAACGCACTGTTCGATCGCCTGAGTGTATCGTAAATGATAGCCGTTCATGTGACTGAGGTCCTCGATCGGATGAATGATGTACTCGAACGGATGCTCCTCGTCCCAAGTATAAAAAATCGTTTGATAGTGCGGTCGCTCGGCGAGCACCTTGCGCGTTTCCTCTTCGAACTCCTTCTTGATCTCCAGTACAGGAAAGACGGGAAATTTGGGGAGTACGTGCAGCACTCCTTCGTGGCTCCAGAGGATGTGATGGTTCAGTGGGTTTCCGCGAAAAGGTGAATCGGGGACGCTTCGGACGCTGGACACCAGCGGACTGGTCATTTCGATACATCCCGTGGGGAAATGTTTACGAATACATTCCAATACGTGCAGTGGGTCCATGAGACGTTCGATCACGCGGTTGAAGTAGACGTATGTCTGGGAGGTGGCGGTCGGAAGCAGCGAGGGTAGAATTCCGTTCCGTAGATCGGTTACGGTGTACTGCTCGGTGGAAAAATCGAGGACTTTGCGATCGGTGGGAGAAAACTCGACGATGCGATCCGTCTCGGGATTCAGTCGCAATCGGTTGAAGGTATACACGAAAAATTGAGGGATCAGTTGGGAAGGTTTCATTTTTAAAGATATAACCCTTAGATTTTAAATTTGAAAATCCTTTTCCATGATGATCGCGAGAGAGCAGATCCCTCAAATTCAATACTGGTACAACGACCAGCGACAGAGTATGCTACAGATCGCTCGACGACTGCGCGTTCCGGTACAACAGGTTCGTGCCATCGCCCAGGAAGAACGCTGGGTATGGCGTCCCCTGCGCACCTTTGTACAATCCCACTGCGGAACTCTGGTCATGGTTTTAGATCTGGAAACGACCGGGTTACCGCGAACGGAGGGTTTCAATCGGTACTTACCCTATACCGATTGTAGCGCGTACGATTCAGCCCGGATTGTACAACTCGCTTTTACGTGCTTCCGTATCGGTGAGCGGGTGACGCGTGACCAGATCACTTCGGTCTTCCGGCGTCCCGAGGGGTTCACGATGAGCGCGGAAGCGCAGACCGTGACGCGCTTGGACATGGACTGGCTCGAGGCGCACGGACAGAGCATCCACGCGGTGCTTACCCCTCTCCTCGATGCGCTCCCGCAGTGTACGCACATCCTCGCCCACAATGCCGCCTTCGATGTCAACATCCTCAAAAATGAACTGTTTCGATTGGGATATCCGACGGACCAAATCGAAAACGAATGGTTTCCCGACCGTAAAGTGCGGTGTACGTGCCGCATGACGGACTACACTCGTCTCGGCGTGCTTCACTCGTGGGTCCCACACGCAAGCCCACTGACGTTCCACAACGCGCAGGAAGACGTGCTGGCGCTCACGGAGATTATTAATTTCCTTTGTCTTGAATAAAATAAACCGAATCAATGTCTTCTTGGTTGAACCGTTTTCAGTTGGTCGAAGGATTCAAGTCGGGTTCGGCGTCGCGTACCGATATTTGGGAGGTCAAGGACACCCAGACGGGAAATCGATATATCTTCAAGTCATTTGTGAGCGAGTTTCAGACGTTTGATCGTCGTTCCTCGCGGATCACTTCGCAGATTCCTTTGTCTGCCGACCTGATGATTCACGAACTCAACGTGTACCGCGCGCTGCGGACCCGATTGATTGAACCCCCCGAGGTGAATACTCGAAACGTACTCTCTATCGCTGGGGATGGACAATTCGACGCCAAAGAGCTGTTTGAATTTGTACAGAAAAATCGACCCGAAATGAGCCGCGCCAACATACAGTACAACATATACGAGAATGTACTCTTCCTCCTTCGTCTGAGCAAGACACGCAATCGCGAGTCCATCACCCTCAAGCGAAACACTCCTATAATCCAGAAAAAAGATCTCGAAGTCCCTTTTGGGAATGTGGATGTCGTCCGTCTGGATCTACCCATCCAGTATCGCTGTTTTTTCACGCCCAAAATCGACCGCTTGTCGCTCGCCGATGCCATCGAGAACGGAACGATCCGCACGCTCGATTCCTGTATGCGATACGTGTACCTATTGTTCGTGACGTTGCTCCTCACTTCCAGCGTGGGTGTGAATCAGAACGACTTGCACTGGGGTAATATTCTACTCAGTCAAAGCTATTTCGGTCCAAATGCGTACCATAAACGTTTTTATTTTCTCGTGCACAACGATCGTGTGATCCTGATCGACAACCCCCACGTCCCGTTCTTGTACGATTTCGATCGCGCCGCGATCCAAAACAAAATCATTCCTGCTCTGGAGGAGAACAAGGACATGTACTCGCGCGGAGGGAATTGTCCGCGGTACAACCCGAAGCGCGACTTTGTGAAAATGCTCTGTTGTCTGTGGCACTATCTCCGCATCCTCTCCCGCGTGGACGCAACCGCTCGATCGTACCAGGCCGAAATCATGACGGTTCTGATCCGCGACGAGACGGTCCGCCAAGCCATTCGGAACTCCCACGATGCGTGCTGGATGACCACAGCAGACGATTCCAACTCGGTTTTATGTCTGGACGAACACCTGAATTCAGGAATTTCCAGTCGGTCGGGAATTGTGCAATGGGCCAGTGAACGGTGCTCGTACAAATCGTGTACCCTCGGTGAGCTGAAGGATGCCGTCAACCTGGGATCGCAGTCGGCTTCGTACCCAAAAGTGGTGTCCATGTGCAGTCGATTCAAGAAAGACCTCACCGCCGATCATCTGTCGTCCAAGGACAAACTCCGAGCCACTGTTCGCGCAAATATACAGATCGTCAATGTCGGTCGCAAATACAACCTGTCGGCACAACGCAAAAAACTCCTCGACACACTGACCGAACAGTGGATGCACCTCATTCTCTCCGAACAGGAACAAGAATAAAAAAACACTCACACGCACACACACGCTAAGGTAACATATCGTACCAGGGCTTCTGATCGGTGTAGTGTTTGGGTAGAGGCGTCTCCAAGCGGAAGTGGAGCCATGGAATGTCGAGTCCATGTGTACTGACAAACATCGGGACACCCGAAGATCCCTTTTGGGATAACAAATGTAGCTTCACTTCCTTCTGGATCGCGCGGAACAAACTCAGGCGCTCTTTCGCCGAGGAAAATTTGAGATATTTGCCAATGTGCGCGTAGTTTTCGACCCCGATTCCATTCCCTCGTTCGGGACACGGGCAGACTAAAAGGGTGTCATTCGACTTGGACTGGAACGACATCACGTGACTGTTGGAGGTATTGCACTGCTGCTCAACGTACTCCTTGTACTTGGAGTAATCCGCCTCCGTGGGAGGGGGTAACCACCATCGAGTGCTCTTCAGGAGAATAAGGGTGAATGGACGAGACATGAAATTCGACTGAAAAGGTGTACACATGAGAAAATAAAACGTCTCGCGCGTGAAGGGGTTGAGAACGTCCAGGAACCATCGCAACGCCTCCACGAAACTCGTTCGTCCCATTTCGTCCAGTACCTCTCCACAGGTCAGTCGGCGATCTCCCTTGTACACTTCGTAATACTCTGCAGTGTCCGAGTTCTCTTTGGTCTCTACGCGAATACGCTGAAACGAATACTTGGGTACCACATATTTGACATAGTAGGTGATCATAATCAGTATTTCTAATCCGATGCATAGTGCCAACAATGTTGCCGCCATTTTTTTATTTAGACCCAATAAATAAAAATGTCTATCGCACAAATCCCTTCTGGAACGGTCGTGCCTACTCCCCTTACGACACTCATGGATCGTCGCACGGTCATTCCCGTCGGCGCCATTCTCAAAGAAAACACGGTCGTCTCCGAACCCCTGAAAGGAGTGATCGACTTCCGCGATCCCAAGAACAAAAAAGGCTCCGAGTTCGCGCCGCCAAACAGTATCCTCCCAGACGGGGTGTACCTCCCCGTGGGAACATTTATTCCTCAGGCGGTACCCGTAGGCACGGTCCTCCCCGACCGCACCATTCTTCCACGAGGCTCCAAAATCCAGGACAAGACCGTCGTTCCGTACGGTTCGATCATTGCCGAAGGAACCGTGATTTTCTACAACGATCTCACGGGAACGACGATGCAACAGATTTACGAGAAGGCTCGAAAATTTTTCGGTTACCAATCGCAGCACAAGAAAAGTGTTCCCCTGGGTACGAACATCCATCTGGACGCCGTGTTTCCGGTGGGGTCGGTGATCGTCGAGGGAACGCGCATCCAGAAAAACGAGAGTGTCAAGATCAGTATCCCCCAGGGAACGCGTGTATTCAATAACGAAGCACTCGAGGAGTGGCAGAAATCCAAAAATACCCTGTTCGGGCGTTTATTGGAACAAAAGGATTTCAAAGAGAAAGCAATGGCTGTACTGGCCGCGGTGAAAAGTAACAATGGCGCTCGGTTACCCGAAAAAGCGGTCGTCATGAACGACGCGTTGCTCCTGCCGGCTGGAGTGGTCATTCCAAAATTCGACGATGGAAAATACGCGCTCCTCGTAGGAAATGTGTGCATTCCCCTTTTACAGAACGGATCCCCCTCCGTCATCCCCGCAGGATTCAGTAACGATGGACCCTCCACGCAAGAGGAAAACAACATCGCCGCGGGAACGTACGTGCCCAAAGGATGCTCCATTCCACCCGGTACGGTTATCCCACCCGGTGCGTATTTTCCGAGGGACTCGATCGTGTTCCTCCCCAAACGTGCGGACAGTGCACCCATCATCGTCCCACCCGGTACACACATCCCGGTAGGCGCGATCATCAGCGAGAAATTGGGTGGAACCGAACTCAACATCCCGGTGGGTACGTACATCCCGGAAAGTAGCCTCTCGAAAATCAATATCACCCCCGACATGAACGTCCCCGAAGAGTTCCAACTCCATCCCAGCGGTGAGGTGAAGAACGTTCGCGTACCCAAAGGAACCTACATTCCAAAGACCGATCTACCCATCAATATTCCCGAAGGAACGGTCATTCCCGCGGACGCGCAATGGGTGATCGCTGAAAAGGAGTCGTACTACAACGCGGCCACCCACAATTTGACGAATGCGCGAATGCTGGGTACGTACTTTGCGGTGATTCATTTGTTCCTCACCGTCTACGCCTTGACGATCGCCTTCCAGGAATACGCCAACGTCTTGGGTATCGCCGCTGCACTGGTCGTTCCCGAGATTTATTTGCTTGTCATGTATCGTCGCAATCCCACCGCCGTCGCCTCCAGTGGTCGTCTCGTCAACTTACTGATCTTTATGTTACTCGTGATCTTCCTCTGGTCGGTGCGAGTAAATTGATTTTCATTTTCATTTGCGGTCTAGAAAATGAAATGCGCATGAACCCCTATCTCTCGCATACCGCCTTTCTGGCTTGGATTTATGTGCTTCTTCTCGCCGTGTATTACTTTTCGGCGCACATTCATGTCACGTACTGTGTCCCATGGGGACTCTGGGGATTTCTACGGTCCCCGTTTCTCATCGAGACGATTGAGTGTCGGGCACTGAAGTGGTTGTTCAACTACAGTCACGAGTACATTCACACCCTTTGGTTATTTACGAGTACGTACATCGTCAAAGTGATCGTGGACTTTTTTTCGCAGCTCAAGGACGGCGTGCAAGGAAAAATGCGCAGCCCTGAACGCAGCTCTCTCGTAGACTGATTGACGGTAACGAGTAGTTTAAACTCGGACGTTTAGCAAATAAAAAAAATTTCAATGAAGATCAGTGTGATTATGCAATCGTATTTGGGTGAGTATCCCGACGCGCGTACGTCTGCGCGACAAAAATTCGTCCGGGCCGTGCACAGTTTTCTCGCGCAGACGCATCGCGACAAGGAATTGATCATCGTCGCGGACGGCTGTGCACAAACCCAGGAAATCTATAACCTGGTGTACACGAGCAATCCCGCGATCAAACTGGTGTGGATCGACCCGGAACACCGCCAGAGGATGTACACATCGGTCAACGGACGTCGGTACTTTCGTGGCGAACCCCGTGGAATTGGCCTGAAACACGCGACCGGGGATGTCGTATGCTATATGGACAGTGACGATATCCTCCTTCCCAATTACCTCTTTTCTCTGAACGCCTACTGGTCCGACCTACCCCCGGAAATCGAGTACGCATCGAACATGCTGCGTGTGTTGAACCTCAAATTTCTCAGCGCAGACGTCAAGGATCACAAAGGCGTGTACACCAATCAGTCGGTCGACCTGACCCCATACGGTATTCAGGAAGACTTTTTCGTCAATATCTCCGCTCTACCCACCCAGATTCACTGTGCAGCCTATAGTCTCTCGCACCGACGCGTCGTCCGAGCCGAGTGGAAAGATACGTTGGGTACGAATGAAGACGTCGATTTCCAAGCAGAGTTGGCCAAGCACCACAAAGGTACGCGACTGCACATTCCCGGCTACGTGGTGTGCCATTATTCGAAATTGTGGGACGTGTAACCGTGTAACGTAAAAAAATAGTTTATTTCAACGAAAACAAGTACAGACAGGTATGGAGCGTCGTAAGCATTTCGTCACGCAAATTCGCGAGGTCCTTGGGGAGTTTTTTCTTTTCGAGTGTCCCGATCAGCTGACGGATTCGGGACACCATGTGCGCATCGCTGGTCGCACGGCTCAGATCGATGCGGAGAGCGGGTTGTTTTTGAAAGACCTTACTGCGCGGAACAATTCCCAGCAATGTCTCCATGTATTTGTCAATGAGACCTTGCAAATCGAGGAAGCATTGGTCGGACGCCTTGTGTCGGGCGTATGAGAGTGTACTCCAATGGTATACTTTGAGCTCGACGAGAATTCCGAGAAAGTCGTGTAGGACTGGCATCGATATTTATTATAGAGGGAAATTATTCGACTAACCGTTCGTTGACGTACGTAGGGAATGCGCGAGTGGGATTGGTTCCACGTGGCCAATATGTCGATTTCAATCCAACTGCAGTACGCCATGCATCCCACTCAAAGGACGCGTCCAATGCTCTGACCAGTTGAATAGCCAGTCGATTCGAAACAGTCCAATAGGGTTTCCGGTCGGTACACGTGAGTTCTTGAGACACCCGATAAATGTAAACCTCCGCCGCGTCCACCGGACCCACGATAAATCCAATGTAGTCACCCATTTTGATTTTATTGTGGGCATCTTTGTCCCATACACCGTATCCTAGCGTTTCGAGTTCATCCAGCATGACCGCATAGTCGCGTCTGGCTTCTTTGTTGCTCTCGCTAATGCGTACCAACCACCGCGTTGCCATACTGTTCCGTGACAAGGATGGTCGGTGTTTACGAGAATTCAAATTTCAATTTACGTGGGAATTTAAGGAGAAAACCATCGTTTACCAAAGACACGTACGTACACACTCTAGAATATGTACACTCCCCAACCCGATATCTATCGATATATTGTGTCCATAGATATCGGCATACACCATCTTGCGCTGGTTCTCGTTGAGACGCACCCCGACTATACCGTACACGATATCGTGTGGTTTGAACTCGTGGATATCACCCGTTTCGTCCACCTAGACGCTGCAACCCGTCGGTCGTGTACCCTTCCACATTCCCGTACTGTGTGCGATTGGCTTTCGCACGTGTTTCGCTTGTATCACGAATTGTTTGAATTGGCGGATCACATTCTGATCGAACGACAACCCCCCGGAGGACAGATCGCCGTTGAACAACTATTTTTTTTCCAGTATCGTTCCAAGGCGACTCTCGTCCACCCCAATGCTGTCCACGCCTTTTTCGGGTGGCATGGACACCGTGACGAAGAAGATGCCGAAACGCGATACCACCGACGAAAGGAAAAAAGTCTACACATTCTTCGGTACCGAATCGCTCAAACCAACCGTTCGTGGCTCGTGGACGAGTTGCGCGCGTACACGCGTCAACACGATATCGCGGACGCGTACTGCCAAGTGGTGTACTTTGCGTACCACATGCACTTGGACGCGCGACGCCGACAGACACCAGACCCAAACGATCCATGGGAACGGTTTCGGTTTAAACTCGAGCTGGGTGTGTAATAAAAAAAATATGCATCATTCCCCCCGCGAATCGTGGTGTTGTTCCTTGAATTTTCTACCTTCTTATTTCCGTGACTCGGACGAAGAGTTCAACGTCGTGCGCTATCGCCGCACATCCAAGACTAAACGCACCCCGCGTTCGGGTACGATTATTCTCGACCGACACAATAAAAAAGTGTTGCTCATCCAATCGTATAAACGATTCTGGGGCTTTCCCAAGGGACACGTGGAGGAGAACGAGAGTGTAGAACAGTGCGCCATCCGAGAGACCGCCGAAGAAACCGGTATTACTCTAAACAAGGAAGATTTGTCACGCTCGTATACTGTCTACAACGGCGACGGAGTCTATTTTATTGTGAACGGAAATAATCTCACCTACCGCCCCGATAAAATAACGAGTACCGAGGAAATTACCGGTATCAATTGGCTTTGTTTACGCTGCCTTGAGCGGTACATGCGCGTCAACGAAATCTTGGTCAATAGTCACTTTCGCGCCCTGATTCCCATTATCCGCCGAGAGCTTTATGAGCTTGAATCATAAGCACACAATCACAGACGTCGTCTTGTTTCTGGAGCGTACGTAATGTAGGGTATAATGGATCCGCGCGCTGGGACAAAATCCGATGGGTCAATTGCACGGAAAATATTTTTCGTGTCTTGTGGGTACGCCGTTCCGCGCGTGGACACCCTAGGATACGCGTTTTGTGCGTAGATGGAAACTCTTGAACGCGCCGAAACGGACCGTAGATGGTCAGAAAATAACTCAGTGTGTGCTGGGCTAAACGCAAGGCTTGAATATTGGACTTGTTGTGTCCATAGGCCATCTGTTGCTCGATAAGAAACACATCCACCCTATCCCACAAGCGTGTGTACACGTTCAACACCCCTGTGAGACCCAAATATAGATTTGAAATGGATTGCGATTCGCAATACTGCTTCAAATCGATACATTGCATCTCCACCAACCGCCCACGGGGGTAGACGTGGGTGTCCAGATAGGTCTGATACTCATCCGTCGGGCACCCCTCGGCATCGAACTGTGCCTTCACTCGACGAACCGTGGAAGGATCGTATTCCTCCACACAAAAAGCAAAATTTCGCGTACCCATGTCAAAAGCAGCGACGCGCATCGTGTTTACGTGCAAGTGTTTATTTGTAAATCGCGTACAATTAAGCCTGGTTGCCACACACTTTGAGTTGTTCGTTCGAGCTGAGTTTCTTACCCCCGGTGTACGCATACCCAAAATTTTCAGCCACCATTCGTTCGTTGATCGTTTGCGTGTCTCCCGGAGCCCGAAGCTTCACCAGGGGACGACCGTATTTATCGTACGTGTAAAATTCAGCCTCGACAAACCCGTGTCTGAAACTCCATTCCTCCAAGTAGGCCTTGGCGCGCAAAGCCGCCGCCACGAGTTGGTCGCGGTGTTCAGTGTCCGTTCGAGGATGCATCTCGGGTGCGTCATAGCCGTACAACCGCACACGGTACTTGAAGACCTTGTTATCGGGATAGGGAATCGCCAGCCACAACGTATCCCCGTCGTATACTCGGAGCACTTTGGCGCGACAGGTTAACCCCGAAAGCGAAAACGTCGGGGTGTCTTCGTACGTCGCCTTTTCAAGAGCGAGTGATTTCCAGAATTCAACCCAACGTTTCATGTGTAAATTGATTTTTCTTTCACGGGCGTGCATCTGTGAAAATCAATTTACCGTAAAGACTTTTTCGAAACAGACTCCCAGCAAAAAAATGTGGTTATGCGAAAGCTGTAATCGATGGTACAACGAACCCAAGGCTTACCTGGACCACACTCACGGTTGTGACGCCTTCCAAGCCCAACAAGAGATTCAACGTCAATACCGCATCTGGTTTGGAAACGAAGAACACGCGACGAGTTCACAGTCAGCCTCGGAGCTTTTCGAGCAGTTGCGCGCACTGTACGTCCACGTCGATCGACTCCTCTCGTCCAACCATCGGATTATCCGGGCGCTGGAGAGTCGGAAACAAAAATAAAAAAACTCATACATGTACGTCCATTTCCACTCGAATTCGTTCCTGCAGTTCTCGACGAATGGTTCGAGTGTGCAGATAGGTTGGAAGCATTCTGCGTACGGGGAAAATGATGGACTCGACGGGTTCTTTTCCAGGTTCGGGTCTAGGGATGGTGAATGGATCATCATAGGGTTGACAACGATAATTTGCATTGTACGTACCCTTTCGGATACAATGATAGTAAATATATCGATCCTTGTCTGTGTACTTGAAAAAAGGAAGAAGGTACATTTTGTTCGATGCACGGTCGAGTTTAAGCGACAACACTGGGGAGATGACCGCGATCATTTGTCTATTTTGTGTATTCACAGTACATGGCTCAATACCGCAATTTTTGCGCATTTCTACAAGACGCCTTCGACGTCGTCACGACCGCCGAGGAGTACAGCGAAACGAAAACGATCACTTTCGTTGCAAGATTGCTGGACACGAAAACACGCTGAAAGGGACTACGTTTGCAAACAAGAAAGCGGCCAATCGTGCTGTGGACACCTGGTGCGAAGTGTGCAACAAGAACGCTCTCGAAGAAAAAGAGAGACTGGTATTCAGCAAGGAGTTTAAAAAAATATTTTGACCAATATTTTTTTTTGACACAGTAATCGTGCACCACCGCTAATACCATTACAACACCGGAAATCCCAGGGCCCCGCCTGAAATCCTGATAATATTGTTATTGACAGCGACGACGATGAATTGGTAGGTGTTCTTAAAGTTACCTCCTCCGGTGTTCACGGCTCCATTGGCAGCGGCAACGCACTGATCGGAGGCGTAGGGAACGATGGATACGTTGGTCAATTTGCCGTAGTTGGTGGAACCCATGGGATCCAAGGAGATGAAGTCCAAGGAGTATGAGTACATGTGGTATCCAGTCTCGACGGGGATGACCGCAGAGGGTTGGAAGTAGGGTTGAATTTGTGAAAAGTAGTCGGATCCCATTTGGCTGAGACGTTGAGTGTTTTCGTAGATGAGGGTTGTGCTGAGGATGGGGTCGGTGGCGGAAGGATACGAGGGGTTCCAGTCGATGTTCTCGGTGGCAACCTTGGGAGAAGTGTTGGTGTAGACGGACCATTCCGATGAGCAAGAGGTGTTTCGGACGGCGAAGAACAGAGCCTTGATGGCGTGGGCGAAACGAATGTCGTATGAGGGTCCTCTGTTGTTGAGGGGGTTGAAGGTCTGGACAGGTGCGGTTTGGACCTGTTCGATGAGGATGTCTCGAGGAGCGCATCCCATACGCTTTCTTTCGTCGTTGGAAACGATGGCGTAGTTGGCCCAGACGTACACATTGCTCAATGAGGGCATTCCTCCGATCAACTCGCTGGCAACAGGTGGTCTGGATGGGCACGAGGGAGCCACTCCGGGAACAACAATTGGAGCTGGGTTGTCGACGATGAGGAGATCCTTCCAGTCGCGGAACCAGAATTGGATTCTCATTTCGTTGTAAGGCAATGCGGCAGTGGGGAGGGCCACACCGGAATCTCTAGTAAAGAAGTAAGGAAGTGGCAAGTTGAGGATAAAACTGCGGATGGTTCGTCCGGCAATGGCAGGTTGGATCAAGTCGGAGTAGTTTCCGATCATGTTGTAGTATCCAACTTGTTTTCCAGCGGGGACAGTGAAGGCTGCCCAGAAATCCAAGAAAAAGTTATCCAATCGAGCAGCAGACAAGTCGTTGAAGGTGATGGAGGATTCGCGGATGAGGTTGTGCATCAGGTTTCGGGTCCATCGGAGCTGAAGTCCCTGATTGGCAAGTTCGTCCTTGAGTCCAACTTCGGGAACTTCGACGCGAAGCCAGAGTTGGAGGAGATAGTCTCCTGCACGAGAAATATTTGCGGACCATTCCTGTCCAAAATCAGCCGTTCCACTTCCTCTGCTCAACACAGTGGGGACCTGGGTGAACCAAGTGGACTTGCGGGTTTCCCTCACAAAGTAGGTGATTGCGTTCTTACCACCGTACATGTACTTTTCGAGTTCATCGAATGTTGCCAAATCGATGAAGCCGGATGTCAGATTACTAG